TTCTGTTGCCAAATCAGGGTCGTACTTGGAAAGTTCTGCAAAATCTATGAGAAGTGATTGAGTTCCCTTTCTTATGTTTTCCAGCAACAAGTTTAGTATAATTAGATTGTGTAGAAATAGGTTCAAATGAATCTGGTATAGTTGCTATTTTAATCACGCACCTTTCTTCTTATAAATTTACTGAATTAAATCCAGTATAAGGCTTAATAAGATTTACTCCATAAGTAGGAGTTTTTTTGTGACAATCTACGCATAAAGTTCTACCGTTGGATAATTCAAATCTTAATTCTGGAAATAAAGCAAAAGATTTAATATGATCGGCATGTAAAATTCCGCCCCATTGCCCACACCATACACAAGTCCAATTATCTCGTTTAAAGACTGATTCTCGCCATAATTTGAATTTTAAAGAATTTCTTATTGCTTTATTTATAGGCGTTATGCCTCCTTTCCATAAATAGCTATTTTTTCCTCTGGGTAAGGCCGCTATTCGTTTTTTTTCATCATCTTCGGTAAAATGATATGATAATAAACCATATGTGTTTATGTTTTTCTGTTCTCTCCGCTTTTTTCTTATTTGTTCCTTCGTTTCTTCCGAATGTTTATATCCCAAATGATATTGTTTTCCCATCTGTGCTTTTGCTATTTTTTTCTTCGTGTCTTCTGAAACAACATGACCCATTTTTGATTTACTTATTTTAATCCCATTACTAATTCTAATTTCACGAGAAACAAAATCAGGATGACCCTTTTGAAACAAATTTCTCCTTTTTTCTTTTGGACAATACTCTTTTGGCATAAAATTTAATTATAACGCAATATTATGTTCTTGGGCATACATTTCATAAACTTGTATATTTTCTTTAAGATATACGACTCTTTTTTGATATTGCGCCAATGCGGTTTCAGCCTGACTTTTTCCCATATGAATCGGCTTAATAACTTCTTGCAAATATATCCACTCCTGAACCATGTTATTCATTAAATCTTCTTTGGTTTTTTTTATTAACAACTTTAAATATTCAATTTTTTCCTCATCGGTTAAAACAACTTCCGGCAACTTATTCTTTTTCTTTTTGAAAAACATTTTACAACATCGGTATTTTATTTTCCGGCGAAGGCACGACCATTGAAGACGGAGAAACTCCGCCAATACCACCAAGAGAAGAGATAGATTCCGGCGTAATTTGATTTACTCTTTGTTGCGGCTGATTCGCCTGTTGTAACTTAAAATTTTGAACATCTAATTGCATATGCTCAAGCAATCTGTCTTTTTCAGAATCTTCAATATCCACATCCCCGTCAAGCAATTCCTCATGCTTTTGAATATGCTGCTGCGTCAAATACGGCGCCTGAGTCCCATTCGGCAAAACTTCATTCATTCGCGAAGAAGTATTTTTATCAGCAAACAGATTATGCTCCGTCTCCGCCATATCCAGACTAGCTGTTTCCGCGTCTTCCCTAAGAGATTCCGGGCTTGCGCCCAAAGATTCCACATACTTATTCCACACTTTTTTCAAACTGATATCTATAATGCCCCCTTGCACAAACGGAACCGCGTCTCTTAAAATCTGCGACCACATCGCCGACATTTGCGCTTGCGTCATAGGCAGAAGCACTTCTAAAGCCAAATCTACATCCACCTCCCCTTCAAAGAAATTAGGCCGAATCTCCTTACTCACATAAACATTCGTGCTCAACCGAACTTTAAATTCCTTAAACTTACTAGCCATTACACGCGTGCCCCTATCGTTTTTAATCTTCGGTTCTTTCTTAAACGGCGAAGAAAAATACTGCTTAAATAAAGACAACTTAAGCCTTATCTCGCGATTTAAAAGCACATTCCTGTAAATAAACGAAAACTCCCTCAAGCGCTTCATAGCGGCTTCGCGCAAGAAACTGACTTCCGTTGCCGTAAGTCTCGGTCCCGTGCTTTCCAAGCCAAGCACTCGTTCATCTATTCCAACCGCTCTTTTATAAGAAGCCTCGTATCTGTCCTGTAAAGCCAAATCCGCGTTCGTTATTCCCGGAATTTGAAACTGTTTCGGCACTCCGCCTCTGGTGCGTATTATCGCAAAAGGTTTAAGTTTCATATGTCTCTGGTCTATCTCATCATTTACATCCGAGAACGCCGGAGAGAACAAACTTATTTTCTGCCTGTCCGATGACATTTCACGATGTTGTTGAATTGCTTTTGCTTCCGCCCTCCCTATCTCAAAAATCCCAGCCGCATAATGCTCGTCGCCGGAGTAAGGAGAATACGGAATATGAAAATACGGAAGTTGCTTATGAATGTAAGGAATCGGACTCGGCTTGCCTGTATCCACTTGAGCTGGATAGCCATTTATTAAAATCTCATAAGAATCCAGACAGCCGGACGGAGTTTTAATCCCTTTATTCCAATAATGCAAAATCTCAACAACTTCATTAGACCAGACGAAGCCGGGCGCGAAAAAATGATATTTCTGCAAACTTTCAAACTCCGTGCCGCGAAGCCCGGTACCGTCGGTTTCCGCGACCACAGCCGTAGCCGAAGCTTTTAACTGTTCCAGAAACGTAGTGGTTTGAGGAATCTTCGTAAAATCCGCCAAGTGCCCGTATCTCGCCTCCGCCTCATCCCTGCCTAAAACCTCAACTTCAATTAAATCCCTGACAGTATTCCAGTCAGCGCGCGCAAGATCGTCAATTAAAATTAAATACGGGCTTACCCTTATTGTTTTCGGGTCGTCAAACTCATTTATTTCTTTTTTCTCCCAAACATATTCATCCTTGTCCGGGTCAAATTTTTTAATGTCCCAAACCCAGCGCTTGTCTTTAACATAAATAGTTTTCCCGTATCCGTTACCCAACTTAAAAGCATCCAGTCTTAAAAAGTAAAGCTCCTGGTCTAGATTACCTTTATCGGCCACATCCGTATATAAATCCCGCATATCCTCCGCCTTTGAACTCAAATCATCCGGGTGGCGGATTATGGTCGGAACAACCTTGGAATCCACAAATGCCGCCTGCGCGGTTTTAAGTGTCGCGAAAGACCAGGTATCAGGGAGCGAAGCCCGCCATTCATCTTCTCCGCTCCGCTTTTCTTCAATCATCTTGAACGATTTTTCAAAATCACTCCACGCGCGGGAGTAAATTTCTTTTACTTTAGACATGGAAGAAGCCCGAGCCAGAATGTAGTTTGCGCGTCTTATTTGTTCTTGGGGGATCATTGGCTTAATTTTACCACATTAATAAAGATTTGTTAAGCGGGCAATCTCCTCATTGCTTAATTCTCCTTGTCCGGCGATAGCCCTATAACTATTCTCATTCCCCATATTCGCGCTCAAAAACGTCAACATTCCAGCATCCGCCACGTCTGGGCTATCAAATCCCTTTCTAACCATCTCTTCCTTACCCATAACCTGAATCTTATTGGATAAAGTCCGTTTATAACGTATATTTAAAAGCTGTCTCCAACCCTCATGCCGAACCAGCTTACCGCCTTTTTTAATCCATTCCCGGAAAAGCCAATATCCTTGCGACCTCAAATTTAAAAATCTCTCCTCGGTCGGTTTTCCTCCAACATTCACAGCATGTATACGTTCATGAACGCCAAGAGCTATCTCGGCCGAAACATTCGCGCCGATTCCAAAATTATCCAGCTTTACATCCTCGGGCTTAATTTCATAATGCTGCGCCAGCGTTACGGTCTTCTCCGCAATTCCGAGCGTGTTGCTTTTCCCCTCGCTCGCGACCACTTTTGCTTTGAACGCGTCTCTGACTACCCAGATAGATTTATTCCGGCCCATTCCCGCCGGATCCACTCCCATATACGCCGGCTTCATAAATCCTCCGATGTCCGAAATCTGATTTTTAATATCTTCCTCACCGAACATCGGCAACCATCCATCCACAAGCGACTCCCCCAATGGAAACTTCCCCAAAACCATAAACCTATATTCATCGGAATCCTCTCCGAACTTCGCCTTAATTCTATCAACAAACGACATATCAACAAGCGGGCTGTCCATAGATGAAAACTCCAACGTCTGCCAGTTGGCTTTATCATCATGGTGAGTATCATAAAAAAACCCTTCCAGCCGGGTAGGATTAGAAATTAAAATTGTAAGCGTGTCCTTGTCCGTCAACGACCCTTCGGCAACGCGGAAAATTTCATCAGGCACGGAAGAATTTCCTGACCACTGTGTGGAATTATTTCTTCTCGTATAAATTAAGTTATATGGCGGAACGTAAACACAATAAATCATTCCAGCGTAAAAATCTTTTCTTAAATCTTTTGTAACAACCTCTATCAATGTCTTATAATCCCTTTTGCGGTGCAAAACAAATCCGTCATGTTTTGTTTCCGCCCAATGATCTCTAATCCATTTAACTTGTCCTTTTATGTTTCTTTTATAAAAACTTACATTACTCCCGCATTTCAAAAGA